GCTGGTATGTTTGATGCAGCTCAAAAGTTGGATGAAAATAATGTACCTGAAAATGACAGGTATATGTTTGTTAAACCTGCCCAGTATTATCTGATGGCAGAAACTACTAACGTAATCAACCGTGATTGGGGTGGAGCTGGAACGTACTCAGAAGGTACGGTCTTGAAGGTTGCTGGTATTCACATTGTGAAGACTAACAACTTACCTACTTCCAACATTACAGGTGGAGCTGTTGCTACACATGAAGGTAATTTCTCTACTACGGTTGGACTTGTTATGCACAAATCTTCAGTTGCTACAGTTAAATTAATTAACTTGGCAGTTGAAACTGAGTATGACATCAAGCTTCAAGGTTGGTGGATCGTGGCTAAGTATGCTATGGGTCATGGATTTATTAGACCTGAAGGTTGTGTTGAGCTTAAAACCTCATAATACTTGGGGAGTCTGGAATTAATATGTTAAACCGAGAGGTTGTCGCAACTATTATTCTAGGCTCCCTTTTTTTTTAATTTAGGAGACAACAATGGTTGATACATCACGCACAGTTGCTGATCTAACAACTAACTTATTTCAAAACGGTCAAGCTGCTGGTTCAATAACACCACAAGATTTGCGTGATTTTGTTGAAACTACCCAAACTAAACAGGGTAGTATTTATGTATCAACTCCTGCATCTACCAGTATAGCTTCAGCAAATACTTATTTAGAAGGTGCAGGTACTTATACTCTTAGTACAAGTCCTACTGCTAATGAGTTTGATATGAATACTAATGCAAGACTTAGGTATACTGGTACACCTACGGTTAATTGTATGTTCATGGCAACTGCTTCATTAGAGATAGACACATCAGCAGTTAATAAAGAGTTTGCTATTGCTTTACATAAGAATGGATCACTAATAGTAGGAACAAATATAGTTGGATTTTCACCTGCTACTACAGTTAATTCAGTTAATCTAACTACAATAGGATATGCTTCTATGGCAACAAATGATTACATTTCTATATTTGTAGCTAACATAGATAGTACTGATAATTTAACTTTAAGAAAAGCTCAATTAATGGGCATGAGTTTGGTGACTTAAATGGCCTTCATATCAACTACTCCCATCACAGAATTAGAAGCAATCAATATGCTATTAGCTGCTATAGGTGAAGCAGCAGTATCTAGTTTAGAAACCGCTACTACTGTAGAAGTAACTCAAGCTAAGAATTTACTTTCAAATATTAATAGAGAAGTACAGCAAAAAGGTTGGCATTTTAATACTGAGTGGGATGTAATATTAACAAGAGATTCAGATAATAGAATTCCTCTAGGAACATCAGTTCTTTCAGTATATGTAGAGAACAAGCTGACTACAATCAGGGGTATTACAGGTCAGATGTATCTGTATGATTTAGATGATAATACATTTACTTGGACATCCAACTTAACTGATGCAGTAACAATTACATTACTAGATTTTCAGAATACACCACAAACTTTAAGACAATATGTAACAGCTAAAGCTGCTAGAATTTTTCAAGAAGAAGTAATAGGACAAACCTCAGCAGAACAAATTAATAGAATAGAAGAGTCTGAAGCTTATGCTGATTTATTAGATGATGAAGCAGAACGAGCTGGATATAACGTAGGGTATGGTACATTAGATATGATTAATACTAATAAGACCTATAGGAAGTTATGGTAGATGCCACTTATTACAGAACAAATAAGCAATTTAATAAATGGAGTTTCACAACAACCACCTAGTTTAAGACTAGCATCACAAGCAGAAATTCAAGAAAACGGATTGTCTACCGTAGCAGAAGGAGTTAAGAAAAGACCCCCTCTTGAATATATTAAAAAAATATCTACCGCTACAGACACAGATTCATATATACATTATATTAATAGGGATGAAACAGAACAATATGTAGTTAATGTAAGCTCTGATCAGTTTGATAGTGCTTTTTCTAGTGATTTTACTCAGGCTAATTTAACAATTACTGACCTAGGGGGTGATCTTAAATCTATCTCAGGCTTTACAGGGGATAATAAAACTTATCTAACTACTACCAATGCAAGAGATAACTTACATTTATTCTCTATAGCTGATACAACTTTTATAGTAAACAAAAATAAGACGGCTGCCAAAAGTGGAACACTAGGAACTGCTAGAAATCCTGAAGGACTGATATTTCTTAAACAAGCTTCAAATGCACCAACAATGACTGTATTTGTAGATGGAGTACAAGTGTCTGCTGTTACTTCAAGTAATGATGCAGCAACACAGATTGATGATATAGCTAGTGATCTCACTAGTGCTATCGGTTCTACTTTTACTATTACTAAATTTGGTAGTAGTAACGTACATATTACTAGACAAAACGGTGCGGATTTTACACTCCATGTTAATGCTCCCGAAACTAACCTAATAGCTATTAAAGATGAAGTAGTAGATTTTACTGACTTACCTTCAAGAACTAAAGATGGGTTTACTATTAGAATCACAGGTGAACCTAATAGTGGTACTGATGATTATTGGATTAAACATACCAATTCTTCTGATGCAGATGTAGGAGCTTGGAGTGAAACAGTAGAACCAGGATTAGCTAATACTATTGATCCTGCTACTATGCCCCTTCAATTAGTAAGAACAGGTACAAACACTTTTACATTAAGTCAGATTACTTGGATTCAAAGAGTAGCAGGAGATGAAACTACAGCTCCTGACCCAAGTTTTATAGGACAAAAAATAAATGATATGTTCTTTCATAAGAACAGATTAGGATTCTTAGCTAATGAAAACATTATATTGTCTGAGTTGGGAGAACACTATAATTTTTATGCTACAACTGCCACCGACTTACTAGATACAGATGTAATAGATTTAGCATCACCCTCAAATCAAATAAGTATTTTATATCATGCTATTCCATATAATGAAGACCTCCTTATCTTTAGTGACCTTACTCAGTTTAAGTTATCAGAATTTGCAGCAGGTGGACTCACACCTACAAACGCTAAACTATCATTAGTAACTTCTTATGAACATGATAAGACCGTTAAACCTATTGTCAATGGAAGGAAGGTATATTTTTCTGATGAAAATGATGGTTTTTCTACTATTAGAGAATTTGGAGTTATTGAAGATTTACAGGAAGAAACTGCTGAGAATATAACATCTCATATTCCAAGTTATATTAATGGCAGAGGGTTTAGCATCATTCCACATGATGAGTTTTTGTTTGTATTGTCTGATGAAACGACTAATGAAATATTTGTATATAAATATTTATTTCAAGATGGAGCTAAGAAATTAAGCTCATGGTCTAAGTGGAAATTTAAATCAGAAGAACAAGTTATAGGATTACAAGTTATAGATTATATAGCTTATTTTGTTATAGTCAGACCGGATGGAACTTATCTGGATAAAATGTCATTACAAGATGGAAACCTAGTAGGACTCACAGAGTCCGATACTCAGCTTTCTTTTAAACCCCATTTAGATAGACTTAATGCAGTACAAGGATCATACAATGCAGGAACGGATATAACTACTTGGACAATTCCATATCCTGATGATTTTGATTCTACTTTTAGATTAATCTATGGTGCAGAATGGACAGGTAAAGCAGGTGGTCAAGTACAAGGAGTAACTCAAACTTCTCCAACAACTTTTACTGCTTCTGGTGATTTTTCAACTTATCCATTATGGATAGGTAAAGAGTATAGGTTCTTATATGAGTTTACTGAACCTACAATTAAAACAGAAGTGTCTGGTAGACTTAGTTCTCTTGCAGGTGGTATACTAAAAATAAGAAAATTTAATATAGATTATTTTAAAACTGGTTTTTTTAAAATGCAAGTTACAGCTCCAGGAAGAGATGCTTTTAGTCATGTTTTTACTGGTAGAATACTTGGATCAGCTTTGAATAAAGTAGGGGCTGTACCATTTGAAACCGGAAACTTTAAAAAGTTAATTTTAGCTGATGCTAGAAGTTTAAAAATAGAGTTGTTATCTGACTCATATCTCCCCTGTGCTTTTACGGGAGCTGATTGGGAAGGTAACTATGTAGTGAGGACAGTCAGTAGGAGAGCTTAATGCCTTTGGTAAAACTGAAGGACTATATAAAACCGTATCATAAGAAAAGCACACTTTGGGATGTAGTTAATATATACCCTTATCTCAGAGAAGCTGACAGAAGAGAAGTGGAAACTTTAGGTTTAACTTCTGAAGCAGCTCTGTGTAGAGCTTACTTAGATAGTTCTGTTTGTAGAACTATTATTAATGGAATGGGTTGTCCTGTAGCTATGTTTGGAGTTGTACCTTCAGGTGAGTTTTCAGGTATTGTTTGGATGTTAGGTAATGATTTATTAGTAAAAATGAAAACTGCTTTCCTTAAAGAATGTAGAAATGAAGTAGTTAAATTAAATAATATTTATCCTCATTTATACAACATTATTGATAGTAGAAATGAAGTTCATATCAAATGGATTAAATGGTGTGGTTTTAAAATTATAAAGGAACACATGATTAATAATGTTAAATTTTATGAATTTTGTAGGATAGCTAATGTGTAGTACTGAGGCTGCATTATTAGGAGTTAAGTTAGGCACAGATATTCAAAAAGAAAGAACACAAACTGTTGCCAACATAACTAGAGCAAAACAAACAAACGAAGCTAATAGAGTACAAGCTATTAACATTCGTGAATCACTTAAAGCAAAACTAGTTTCTTCTTTAAAACAAGAAGCACAAGAAATTAAAAAAGTAACAAAAAAGAGAACTCAGGTTGCTCGTAAAGCTAGAGCTGAAATGGCAAGTATTGTTGCTAAAAACCCATTTCAAGCTGGATCAAATACTCTTGAAGCTCTATTAAGAGACTCTCAACGTAGAGAAGCTGAAACTAAATTTTCAATGTCTAGTAATCTAAGAACTTTAAGAACCCAATTTTCTACAGCTAGACAAATAAATATATATAATACTGGTGTGCAACTATCTTCTCTTCCTATTGCTGATGCTTATGTTGGTGATCCATCTCTTGCTATTTTAGGTGCTATAGGTGAACAAGGAAAAAATATAGCTGATGAAATTAATAGGACTTCTAGTAAAAGAGAGGTAGGCTAATGGCAAGTATTGATGCTCTAAGGTCATTTGGAAATAATGTTGAACAAGTTACTTCTATTGCTCCTGATCCTATTATACAAACAACCAGACCTGGAGTACAAAGACAAATTGCTGCTGATTTATTAGTTCAGTCTTTAGCTAAATTTAGTAGTGGTGTTGGAACTTTATATGAAGAAACTAAAAAAAGAACCATAGAAAAACAAAAAAGAGAAGCAGCTTTATTAGCAACTTTAGAGCAAGATTTACCTGACGGATACTATAATGAAGGGGTACAAGAATATGATGCTACTAGAGGACAAATGCAAGGTGATTCTATTGCTAGTATATTAGAAGTAGCTGAACCTAGTTTAGTATCTAGAATTGAACAAGAGGGTGGAGATGCTGCTACAAAAGTTCTCCGCTATTCTTCTTTATTAGATGGTATCGTTGAAAGTAAAACTAATGAAGTAACTGATGCTTCTCCTGAATATAAAGTTTCAATGGTTCAAGCTATTCAAAAAGCTAGAACTAAATTAGAAGGTAATTATATAAAACAAGTTAATGAACAGTTTTTAAATGAACAAAAAACTACTTTAAGAGCAGTTATTTCTAATACTGTTGCTAATCGACAAAGTTTAATAATTCAAGAAACTGACATAAATGAACGAGGTGACAATACTGAAGCAGAACCAGAAGGTGCTAGTACTAATCCACTTAAAAGAAGAGAAGCAATAATTCAGCTTTCTGATTATAATCAATTTATTAGAAAAGGACTAAGAACTACCAAGTTTAGTGTATCTCAACTTAGGGGAATATGGCTTGAACGGATAACAGAAATTGCTTTATCAGGAGTTGATTCAGTTGGTGAGCCTGTACCCGAAGTTTTAAACCATATTTATTCGGCTGATAGAAGTGGTTATAAATTAGTTTTTGATGCTGAGTTTGGTGGAGCTGCTGAAAAAGCACAAATACAAGCTAACAAAGCTTATGTTACTTTTCATTCTAATGAGGATAAATTAGCAGCTAAACAATTAAAAACGGCTCAAAATAGAGCTGCATCTACATTAATGTCTGATATGATCAAGTCTTTTACAGATCAAAAAGACAATGATTTTGAATCAAAAAACTTTCTACAAAAAATAGGAGAATTAGCAGCAAGTGAGGGTATTAGATTTGAACAAAACACTACCCTTCTAAACGCTTACAACGGGTTTTCAGGTAAAGGTTGGATGGGAGATGGGGGTCAAACATTTGAAAAATTAATAGTAGATATTAATACAATGTCTCCTTCTTTAACTATTGAAGACATTAATGCTGAATTTAATGATAGAAAAATTACGCCTAAAGAGTATGCTGATTTAACAACTAAATTTAATAGTTTTTATCGTGCAGCTTCTAAACCATATGCTTCTGCTATATCTCAACAAAGAAAGAATTTAAAGAAACTATTACAAGACCCTGAGATTATTCCAATACCAGGAAATAAAGAGGTTAATTTAGCTAGAACTATTCCAGCATATAATGAATTAACTCGTTTTATGTCTGATACAACTCAAATGTTGTCTGAACAAATGAATTTTGGTTCACCTGAATTCCTACAAAAGTGGAACGATTTAGTTAATGCAAAAGTTCAAGAATTAGGAAACGATGAAAAGTATAGACCACAACTTCCACCACCACCAAAAGATTCAGAAAAACCTAAAAGAAGAAGAGGTTGGTTAGATGGGTTAAAAAACTGGATTTTTAGCGGAGATGATTCATAGTGATAGATGAAGAACAAGAAAACGAATATATAAATGCTAGAACAATAGCTAATAATCCTAAAGCAGATACTATTCAAAATGCTCGAACTTCTATAGATAATGAAAATGAAGAACAAAATAAAGGGTTTTGGAACGATGTAATTGATGGTGGTAAAGAAGCTCCTTGGGCTATTGGTGGTGGTATTGCTGATTTTGGAAATGAGACATGGAAATTGCTAGGATTAGATGATGCTTCTCAATGGATTAACGAAAGATTACCTGAAGGAGTGCGTGAATTATCAGATGATTTAAGAGGACAACCTTTAGATGATACTCCCCTTCCTGTTTTAGCACAGCCTAAAAGTAATACTGGTAAAATTATAAGAGGAACAGCTCAGTTTTTTACAGGATTTATACCAGTATTAGGACAAGTAAATAAACTAAAATGGGTACAAAAAGGTGGCAAGCTTAGACAGTCTATTACCAAAGGTACAGTTGCAGGTGCTCCTGTTGATTTTGTTGGATTTAATCCTAATGATCCTAATGCTGCTAATTGGTTGGGTTCAAAACTTGATGGCAATCCTAAATTACAATCCTTGGTTTTGGATTACCTTGGAACTAATGTCGATGATCCTGCCATTTTCAACCGTTTTAAAAATGCTTTTGTTGGGGCTGCCGTTGGTATCGTGGCAGAACCAGCAGTAACAGGGATTGCAAAAGGGGGTAAAGCTCTTTTTAATAAACTAGCAGATTCTATTAGAGAATATAAAATAGAAAGAGCTAAAGCTAGAGGAAGAAAAGATTTAGGTATTACTGAAGAAGAAGTTTCTAATATCACAAGTCCTGATAAAGCAGACAGATTAAATGTAGAATCAGATTTAGATAACTCACCTGAAATTTCTGCTACAGATTCTTTAGAAAAACAATTAAATGAAAGTGCTAAAAATACTGCTTTAGGAAGACAGAAGAATAAACTCAGTACTCCTATGGAACAAGCAGGTAAAAGTGCTGGTAAAAAAGAAGGTTTTAAAGAATTAGATTTTAAAGGTGATACTTTACATTTTGGATCAGGACAAGATGGTTTACAAACAACAAAAAAAGGTAAACCTATTCCTAGAAATCCTGATAGTGACTTTTTAGAGAATGTTACAGAAGGACAGGTAGTTAATTATGATCCTAATTTTAATTCTACAAAAAGTCGAGATGCTTTAGGTAAACAAAATTTTAAAACAGTAGTATCTAATTTTGTTTTAAATGTTATAGCAGGGTCTAAAAATAGAACTCAAGCTATGGTTGATATGGCTGCTTCTATGGCTGATGATGGAGTTGGTTATATTTCAGTTAGAAGTGACAAAGACATAAATGCAGCTAAAAAAGATACTTGGAAAGAATTTACTGAAGGCAATCCTGAAGATGGTTATATTGTTCCAAATAGAGGAACAGAGAATTTTCAAAAAGGATTTACACCAGAAGAACTGGAAACTTTAGCTAAAGAGCATTTTGATAATGTTGAAATTATAAAAACAAAAGATGGTAAGGTTGCTACAGTTAAAGTTAGTAAACCTAAAAGATTTGATGAACGAGTAAGACCACCTGTACCTAAAGAAGAACTCCCAAAAGTTTTTACTGATCGAGGAATACAATCTCCTTATCTTAAAGTAAGGGGGGATCAATTAAATGAATTAACAGAAGCACTACAAAAAGAAGACTTTAGAGCTACTTTAGAAAATACTGATATTAACTTTGACTACATTAAAACAACTGATGATGTTAAAGCAGCTTTAGAGACTGTATCAAATTTAGGTGGTGCAATTAAAGAAAAAGTAACTTTTAAAGATACTGAAGAACTAGCAGAATTTGCAGGTACATCTATTAAAAATATTAATGAAATGTATCTGTCTACTAAAGGATTAGGAGCAAAAGTTCTTGCAGCTAGAAGGGTGCTTGTAGCTTCTGCTGAACATATGCTTACTCTTGCTAGAAAAGCAGAAGACTCACAATTACCTGTAGATGCTCTTGCAGTAAGAAGGCACGTTTATA